ATGGCAGCGAAAAAGGCATTCACCGACCGTTGGGTCGAGGCAGTCAAGGCGACCGATAAGCGGCAGGAAATTTCAGACCCTGGCTGTCGCGGCCTTTATCTGATCGTGCAGCCTGCGCCTGGCGGGAAAAAGTCGTGGGCTTGGCGCGGGAAGGCGAAAGGGGCTTCGGCGGTCCAGAAGAAGACGCTGGGATCGTATCCCGCGCACAGCTTGGCAGAAGCGCGTGATTGGGCCGACAAGCTGACTGCTGCGCGCGAAGCTGGGATCGATCTCGACGCGGTTCGACGGGAAGAGGAGGCAAAGGCGGCGGCGGCGGCCGCTGCGGCTTCTGATCGCGCCAGCCGGACGCTCGATTGGTTTTGGACGATATACGAGCCGCGCTTTATCGACGTGCTGGACGACGCAGCCAATTCGCGGGGAATGTGGCGGAACGACATACAGCCTGCGCTGGGCGGCCTCGTAATGGCCGACATCAGGCACGAAGATGTCGAACGCATGGTCGAAAAAGTGCGCCAGCGCGCGCCGGTCAGGGCCAATCGCGTTCTTTCGATGACGAAGACGATCTTCAAACGCGCATTGAGCTATTACCGCAGCCAAACGCTGATGACGACCAATCCGGCCGAATATGTCATGGCGCCGACCAAAGAAGTCTCGCGCGATCGGGTGCTTCGCCGCGACGAATTTGGAATCGTCCTACGCGTCATAGACGAAATGATCGACAGCCAGGAATTCTACGGACCCTATGCGAGGAGTTTACGCCTGATCGTTGCCACAGGCGTTCGTCGAGATGAAGCAGCAGAAGCGCCTTGGCATGAATTCGATCTTGATGGGGGAAGCTGGCTCATCCCTGGCGAGCGAACGAAAAATGGCCTGCCGCTCTTACTCGATTTGACGCCGAACATGCTGGAATATTTGAGCGGATTGAAAGCACCTAACCGCAGCGAATATGTCTTCAATTCGGTGTCGAAGCCGACAGTGCCGATGTCGGGATTTAGCAAGGCGAAAGACGTAGTTTTCGGACGCACGGTCGAAATTGCAACGGCGGAGGGGGTTCGGCTGGAGAATTGGACGGCGCATGATTTGCGGCGCACCGTTGCCACCATGATGAACGACCTGGCGGACGAGGACGGTAACCCGCTGATCCAACCGGCCATCGTGGAAGCGACGCTGAACCACATCAGTGGCGTCAAATCAGACGTGGCAGGCGTCTATAACCGGGCGGCCTACAGGGCACAGAAGAAGCGCGCGCTACTGGTCTGGGAAGCCGAACTGGACGCGATCCGACAGGAAAGCGTCCAGCGAGCCGAAGCAATCAAGCAGGCGGCCTAGAGGTCTGCCAGGCGGTGATATCGCTGGCGAGATAGCCAATCCTGTTTTTGGTCAACTGTCGGGGTGGGGGGAATTCTCCCGCCCGTCGCATGCGGAAAATAGTAGTGCGCGACAAGCCGGTCAGACGGATGGCTTCGGCCTGGGACAGGTAGTAGTCAGACATGGTGTTAGATGGTTTCAAACTGTTGAAGCCTGATCATAGCCGGGGCACCGCGTTTCGCCGATAAATCAATTAAATCGACAGATTTTCGGATTGGCGCTACCGTCGTCGCGCCCCGTCATTCCGGGCGTTCGACCGGCCGTATCTGGCCAGCAGTCACCCGCACCGTCGTCGTCGGAAATTCCACCTCCAGCGATCCGTCACCATAGACGGAGACGATCGCTCCGACAGTTCCGGCCGGGACGGTTCGCCTGACGGTCCCGGTCGGGGTGCCCCAATCTTCGGTGATCGGTTCGACAAGGGTGACGACATCGAGGTCGGTCAGAGCCGTCATCACCCGATCGTCGGGCCAGGCCGTCACGTCCACCGTTTCAACCAGGCCACGATCGGCGGCGTTCGCAAGGGCTATCAGGCGGGCCAAACGGTCGGTCACGCCGACTGTCCCCTAGCATAGCAATGCGCCATACCGATCAGCGATGAATAGGTCACGGCCGCGTAAAGGTGGCGGGGTGTCCATCCAAAGGCTTTGCGAACGGCGGCCATCTGTTCTTCTTCGGCCAATTGTTCGGCCGAGATTGTGTCTCGCCACATAAGGGCGAAAAAGACCGCATCGACTTCATCAGTGAACGTCAGCTTCCGGCCGTCGATGCGATGATCTGCTTGGGCGTTCTCTTCTATCCAAACACCCAAGCGGCCGACCAAGCGTTTGCCACGCTTCCCCTGCGACCATTCACGGAAGGTCAGGTCGCGGGTTTGCAAGAGGGATCGAGGCAGTGTGAAAGTCATGGTCGTCATCCCTTCACCTCCAATTTCGGGGTCAGCACGGCCTGGCCGATCGACGACAAGATCGCTTCGAGATCGTGGTGCATTGCCTGCTGGTCAGGACCGTCCGGGTCGAGCATTGACAGAAGCCGGTCCAGCTTGATTTCGACGCGGTCGAGTTTGGTCTCGATGGTGACGAGGCGGTGGGTGATGGTTCGGTCGATGGTCATGCCGCGCCCTCCGCGATCATGTCTCGGTGCGTCTGGACGAAGTGACCAAGGGCACGGCGATGCGGTGACGCTTGCAGAACCAGGCGGCCGTCGATGACCTGGACGGTCGAATAGATGGCGGCGTCGAGGTCAGGTCCGATGCGCTTCGAAGCGCGGGCGATGAAATCGCCGATGTTTTCGATGTCATAATCAAAGCAGAATTCCTCGGCGAATTCGGTGACGATCGACGGGAAGTCGAGAAGGGTGGAAAGGTCGAATGTGATCACGGGCGTGGAACTCTCAATGCAGGGTTGTCGGGGTGATGGCGGCGCGGCGTTCGGCGGCGTGGCGGCGCTTGTCGGCGGCATTTTCGCGAGGCGTAGCCCACCTGAGATTTTCGAGCCGATTGTCGCTGCGATCAGCGTTCGGCCAATGTGCGGCCTGGTGGGTCGGCGAAGGTGGAAGACCGACGTGCGCCATCAAGACGAGGCGATGGACATACATGTGACGGGCCTTGCCGTTGTCGTCGATCAGGACGATCTGCCGGTAACCCTTGCCGCTGTCGTAGTCGGCCATGATCGCGCCGGAAGCGGTAGCGATGCGGCCCTGGTCGGAAACGCGGTAGCGGGTGAAGTCAGGGATCGGTTTGAAAGTTTCGGGGGAAGTGGTCGGCCGGTTTGCCTGGCCGAATGCAGTAACGGTAATCATAATTAAAGCACCATAATGATTGATGCTTTTATTTATCATTGGCAATACATGGTTATATTTGGACTTAATTTCGAAAGATGATATAAGAGGAAGGTCTTTAAGACTGTTTCTTTTCAAACTACGACTTGCCCCGGATCGCGATGGTCCGGGGCATTCTCTGTTGGTCAGGTGGCAGGCTTAATTCGTTCTCGCATTTTCTGCCTTCTCAATCGCTGCAATTCGCGATGCTTTTCAACCTTGGCAGCGTCGGCGGCTGCGGCGGCGTAGAAATCATCGCCGAAGCGGAGCCAGAACAAGATTGCCATTTCCTCGTTAGCGAATTCCAGAGAGCTAGACCCGTGAATTACTGCTTCGGGATTATCCGCTGCCCACTCGATGATTGCCACGTCGCTCCGAAGGCTGTGGGGAATGTATAGGCGAAGGTTCCCGTCGATCATGCCGCTTCCACCTTCTTCGCCTTCGCTTCTGCCCGCTGCCGGGCCTTTTTCTCGCGCTGATGTTCTCGCTCTTCCTCGGGTGTGCGCTTCGGCTTCGACGGTCGTCCGGCCCGCTTCGCTTCGGCGGTAGCGAAGCCCAAATCGACCAGGACGAGGTTCGTGCGGAAATGACCGACGCTGTCGAAGTAGGTCTGGAGTGCTTCGGCCTGGACACGGTCGTAAACAGTGATGGTCAGGGGGCGATCGTCGTTGGCGCGGCGGCCGATCCGGTTTGCGAATTGGACAAGGTCTTCCGTCTCGCGTGCCTTGACGACCTGGGCGGGCGAGACGCCCAACGTTTCGAGGATGGCGATTTCCGAAGGTGCGGGCTTGGCGGAATAGATCATCGTTGCCATCGTCAGCGCGCCGAATTTGTCCGTTCCGGCCTGGCGCGGGGAAAGGTGCTGGCCCGGCATGGCACCCAGCTTTTCGGCTTGGCGCAGATTGGCGGTCCAAATGTGGTTCGCCGGATCGACGTTGACGTGTCGCCCTTGGTCATCGGTCTGGCGCATCCACTTGCCGATCGACCCAAGGCGGGCCTTTCCGTCCGTGCTGTCGAACAGGTAGCCGGTCGCGCCATGGGCCTCGGCGAAATAGCGGATCGTCAGGTCGCGATGGGCAAACGCAGCGGCCGACAGCGGCGGCAGGGGAACGAACCCGATGCGCGGGCAACGATTGCGCCAGATCAGCGCAGTGACGCTCTCGTCAAACGTGTTAGCAACGATCTCGACCCGGTCGAACGCTTCGAGTTCAGTGGGGAGCCACAGGCTATGCCAGGTCCACGCCCGCTTGCGATCGTCCATCTCGTCCCAGGCACGAAGATCGACGTAAACCGGTGTCCGACCAGACACGACGCGACGGTGGAAAAGGTCCAGCGATCGCATGATGGTGTCGCTGGCCACGTCGGCGGCGGCGGGCGCGTCCGAATAGGCGCGCACTTGCGCGTATGGACGACCATCGTCCGCAGGGATCAGTTCGTATCGTGCCGCGAACCAGGCGCTGCCCAGGGCATGGGTGACCAGTTCTTCGCGGAAAAACGCGTTCGGCGCTTCGTCGATGGCGCAGGTCCAGCCTTCGAATTTAGACAGGTCCGATAACCGCAGGGCTTCGTGCGTCGTCACGACGACAATGTGGCCGGTGGTATACGTGGAAGGGAGTGCCTCGACATCGACCCGGACGGACGCGGAACCATCCGGGTGGTTCTGGTCACGGCTATAGACTTCGCGGATAACGGGGCTGGTGCCTGCCTGAACGGCCTGCTCACGGAGCTTGCGGACGGCTTCGCCGATCATCTCGCGGCGATCGACAGCAAGGAGGTAGAGGCCCGGTGTGGTAACGATACGGTCGCGCTGTGCGTGGGATTTGCCAGCGGCGCAGCGCTCGGCAGAATAGAAAATTGTTGTCATATTTCCTTTCAAAATATTAATATCCAAGTGTCCCTTCGCGCTAGTATTTGTCCCCAAAAATCCCTAATATATTAAGGATAAAAAGGGACATATTTCTTCGAATGAATGAACAATGCGAAGTATATACCAGTTCGGCAGGTCCACCTATATTTATCTCAATGCGTCGAAATCGAGGCCGCTAGGTCTCGATGAAGACGCCGGTGGCGTGGTCGCTCGCGATCACGGCGCCCGATCATTTGGCGTTCGAACGCACCAGCGTCTTCGCGGATGATCCACCATCTCGAAATCGCCGGTTATCTGGGCTTCGCGAATTTCGAAATTACGGATTGCCTGGCGGACGGATGATTGCCCGCCTGGCCGGGCCGGGGTCATTCGCACGAACATGATGCGGCGCGCCCAACGCTGCGCGTCGGTCACGGGTCGGGTCGATCCCCGTCTTCGACGGGAACAACCCGATATCCTGCCTTTCGGCCTCCTCGACGCCCCCTAACCCTTATTTTGACCCGGCGAAGCCGGGGCGATACTAGCGCCGGGGACACGTCCTAGCGGATCATCAAAGCCACCGAAATTTGAACAGGGCGGCGTCGGCGAAGTCGTCGCAGATGATGCGCGGCCGGGTTCCGAGGCGCGCTTCCCACCGGCCGGTGACGTTCTCGGCGAGCCAATCGGCCACGTCGTCTTTGAGCCGCGCCTCGACCACCACGATGTCACCGGTCGGCGCGGTGCGGCACCCTCGACGCACGCGCAGGCGGGCGGGAAGATCATATTCAACCATGGGTCGGCACTCCCGCCAGCATGTTGGGACGAAGCGCCAGGTAGGCGGCCGGAAATTCGACCAGGTCGAACCAATGGTGGGGCGGATCGTCCGACGCATTGGCGTCCAGCAAAAGCGACCAAGCGATGAATGCCAGGCTATCGCCGGTAAACATGCGCGTGGCGCTGTGGTGGCCGATGTGGACGTGCGTGACGGTAAAGGTCGGGTGACTGATCGTTTCGACGGTGATCGCGTCCTGCTCCGCGATGGTCACCGAAGCGCCATCCAGGTGATGGTGTCCGTCTACCCGGCCCCGAAAGATAGAAGCGGCGATGGCGTGAATTTCGCCGATGATGGTCGTTGTCGTGATGTTCACAGATATGGCTCCCCCGACGACCGGAGCGCCCCGCGCGCCCGGCATGTGGATTTCAGCGATTTGGTGAAAGGTGCGACCCGAAAACGGTAGGTTAGGCTGCGGCCTTGGCAAGCGACGTGGCAATGAATTTCTTGATATTGCCGAGCCTGAAATTCACTCGGTTGTCGATCCACCAACTCGCTCGGTTGATAGCGACAAAGCTGTTCCAAATTGCCAATTGTTCGATGGTGAATTCGGTAGGCTGAAATGTCGCAAAGTCCGCAATTGCAGCTTTACGGATGTCGTGTGCCCACGCGATTTGTCGGGCCGATCCATCCAGCTTGGGAAGGCCCGTATCTTCAGCTTCCTGCGTGGCAATGGCTGACCGAGCCTTTGCGCGAGCGAACGACCATTGCCGTTCACAACCGTCGCAGCCGCCTACGTGGCTTTCTGACGGCGGCCGATAATAGGAGCCACAACCATAACATTTTTTCTTTTTCATGTGGGTTTCCCGTCGATCAAATGGCAGCGGCCAGCGCGCAGGTGAATGAAACGTGATCTTGTGGGTTGGCGAACGTCACTTCGAGTTCGCCGGTATGGTCGGGTGCAAGGCACCAGGCGGCGGTGGCATTTTGGGCGCACCAATCGGCAATCCATCGTGCCATGTAGGCGCGCTGCTGGGCATAGACGGTCTGGACGACAAGGGGATAGCCACCCTTGATGTCGATTTGCTTCATGCGTTTAATGGGTATTCTCCAGGTAAAGTTTGGGCGTTCCCGCCAGAACGGCTGCCGGGTCGTCGTAGCTCTTGAATTTTTAGGATTGGCCTGCTCCGCTCGGCGTGTGCGGAGGCTGGGCGGTAGTTGGTTAATGAAGTCCGAGTTTGTCGCAGGCTGCGTTGTAAGCGCGCATGATCGGCTGATGCAGTCGCAAATCTTTCAGTTGGATTTCCAAACTGAATGCGCCAACGCCAATCTCTTGAAGGTAGTGGGCTTTGATTTTCGACCTATAACACCTGACGGCCTTGGCGGCTGCATGAAGCCAGTTTTGGTCAGTGACGATGAAGTGGATGGAGGGTTGGAACCGGTTGCCAAGGCGTTCGAAATCGGGTGCAGATTTCGAATTAACGAAGGTTGCAACAAGTTGGGTGGGGCAGGTGAATGGCATTTTTCCTCCGGAGGTTAGATCAGGCCAGCGACGCGCAGGTTGAAGAAAACGATGCTGCTTTGATTGTCGGCAAGCCACACACGGCCTTGTGACCGCGTATCGACATGCTCGTTAATCATCATCCAGTTGCCGCGATTGTCCTGAACAGCAGTGCCGCCATTCACTCCAAGCACGTCGAGCGGGTCGATTCGAATAAGGCGGCCGTTACTATCTTTTACCTGAAACATGGCTGAATTCCTTCGTTCCGACAGGTGGTCCTGCCAGTTGAATATGATTACAAATCTTGTTGATGCTTGGTTAGGCCGTAGGTCTAATAATGGTCATAATCTATCGCCCCTTCCCCGTCTTCAGAAACGGGTTGATCTGTATACCTTGACTGTCTTCTATTCATGGTGGTGACGCAGGGTATGTTGCATCGCTGCATCCTACTATCCGACCATTCTGAATATGTCTACTCAAAAATACATCTTGAAACAAAAAAGATTTGCGGTGATAAGTGTGCATGTCCGAAGCTGAAAAACGCCAACGCGCCCGTATAAATGCGCCCGCCAACATCTCGCGAACGCTCGCCGAAGTTGTGATGCCAATCTACACTCGATCGCAGGAAGGGCGAGGAACTGACGTGGCGACCCTGCTAAAGCTGCACGAAGGGGGCGACATAAACCGTTCGCTCATAAATAATAATTTGGCAGCAGGTATGCGGAGCGGAATTTTAGAACGGAGCGAGGAGCGGCCATATTCGTATCGGATAGCGCGCGAGTTATCGCCACCCGCAGCATCTATGTTGCGCGCGCTTATTCGGCGGTGGGAACATGACTGGGCGGTAGATTCTGCGCTCGAATTGGAAGGTGTGGAAAATCACACGGGCGGAAACATAAGCGAAGATGCAACTAAAGTTGTATTTGATCTAAATTTTTATTCATACGAATTTGAATATGATCCGATTGCTGAACGTCCTACTAAATGCACCTTGGCACTTCGTCCTGAGGTAGTCCAATGGCTCGCCGATTTCACGGTTGGGGATTGGAGGCTGGTTCCCGGCGCTCGTATGCCGGTCATATTCGATCTAGAAGAGGACGCCGTTCATTTTAAACTTCGCTGGGGCTAGGGCTGTCTGACCAAAATCATCCAGGATGTGTTCGATGTTCGTTGCCGTCGCCGCGCTGATGGCCGGGTCGATCGGCGCGCGTAATCTGGCGAACATCGCCTTGGTTTTCGAAATGTCAGCGGCGAGAACATCACTGTGGATTGCAGATCGACCAAACGCTGCGTGTGGTTCGTTCAACGAGCGCGCAACCAACCGAGCGTTTTAGCGTAATGACATTGACACCCACACGACCTGGCGAGGCCCAAATGAAATTCCGCGTTATGATCCAAGGGCGACTGTCGTCCTTCAACATCGCCCGCCTACCGGAGAAGTTGGTGGCCGGTGCGTCGATCCTCTTCCCCGCCAGCCATCAGCCTGCGATCGTCGAACGGATCGATAGGGAAGAGCGTCTGATTTACGCACGCCTGCCCGCATAAGGCGAAATGGGCCTCAGTGGTTTTCGAAATCGTTGAAGCGCGCTTTCAGTGTAAGCGTTGCGTAAATTTCTAGCAGGCACTGGTGATTTGCGTCTGATGCTTCGACCCAGCGGAAGTTCATTGCAGCTACACGCTGTTTAGCCAAAAGGAAGCGTGCGCCGAACTCCGAGTGATCTTGGAGCGCAGTTCGGGACAGGCCCCCCTTCGCATGAATATGTCCGGTATCATGACGGGCTAGCTTGAAAGCAAAAGGCGCGTCGTTGTGCTTGCCGCGACAATGTTCGCGATACCGCTGCCGCAGTCGATTGGTTCGACCGACATATAGGTGGTCGTCGCCTTCGCTGAAAAGATAAACGGCCCGTGCGGGCACGGTGGCCGACAGCGGCGCGCCGCCCGAATGGGAAGGGCAGGCCAGTAATTTCTCCAAAGCGGCCGGGAGGTTATCGACAAGCGAGGCAAAGGTCTGGTCCATGCCAGTTGCCTAATAGATTTATGCTGAAACGAAAATGGCCCCGACCATTTCCATGATCGGAGCCATAGTGCCCTTGAAACCGTCGTTTCTCGGGCGGGTCGCGTCGCCGCTATAGCGGCCGATATTCTTTTAAGACAATACTTGTTGCACCAACGCGTTATTATGCTGGCGGATCATGCCAGGAATAAGAAACGCGTCGATCAGCAGCCAAATGCCAAGAGGTGCGAGCAGCACCAGGCCAATCCCGACCCAAACAGTGGCCCAGCCAAAAATGGACATCAAAAGCTGGACTATGGCAGTGCCGGTCTTACCCGCGTAAAAGCGGTGGCCACCGAAGCCGCCCAAGAAAAGCCACAGAAGAAACGCGACCCCCGTCGATTTCGCATTTGCCTGGTAGAGAAGGCCTGCCATCGCAGGATTTTGCGTATTGATGTTGGTCACTTTAACCCCCCATTTGATTCTGCAATGAGACGATTAGCATAGCAAAATCAGAAGCGGAAACCGCCAGAAACTGCGACTTGGTGGCGCGACATTTTGACGCCGGTGTCGAGTTCAAGGTCGCCTTCGCGATACACATACTTCCCATAATCGCTGTAACGATACTCCAGGCGGGCGAAGTTCGAGCCATTGGTGAATTCCGCGCCGCCGCCGACACGATAGCCGTCGATATTGTCGCCGATGCTGGCGCTATCACCATCCAGCGAATAGCGTAGCTTGAGGCGTGCGTTGGTGTAGCCGCCCTTGGCATAAAGCAGCAGGTTCGGCGCTACTGCGAAGCCCAGGCGCGCGCCGATATAAAGGTCGCGGTCTGCCAGGAGAGAGAGCTTGTCGCCGTCGAAAAGGATATCGCGCGCGGAGGTTTTGGTCGTGGAATCCGAGGCCTCGGCTTCGATACCAAAGATTGCACCGCTGTTGCCGAGGGCGAAGTCATAGCCCGCCGTGACGCCGTAAAGCATTCCGCTTTCCGAAGCATCGACATCGTAACCATAATCAAAATTCACCGTGTCGTAGCCCAGCACGATACCGGCTTTTCCGCCTTCGAAATTAGAGGCGTCCTGGGCGAGAGCGGGAGCGGCAACAGCAACAGATGCCGCGCAAATGATGAACTTGATCACGATTAACCCCTTGAATCGTTGGATTTGAAGGGGTGTCTCGCAGATGATGATTATCGACCGGTTAATCCATCATAATACGCGCGAAGTATGACGATGCTTGTCATCTGTTCATCGTCGCAGCATGGCGAGCAGCCGTTTATATTCTTCATCGTTCGTCGGGCCGATCGACGGGCTGTCCGGCGCGCCATCGTGGGCCTGCAACCATGCCCATTTCGCGCCGCAGCTTCGACACCGCAGCCTATTCGACGCGGCGATCAGATTGGTTTCCCAGCGATGCGCCACGAACAACGCGAGCAGCGGTTTAGCCTCGACCGTTCGTTCGGCCTTGCACCGCTTGCAACCAATCCGCACCGCGAATCCCCCAGCGACCAGTTTGTGGAGATCGTCGGCCCGGTTGCGCTCGTATCGACGGTGGTCATCGCGATTCATCCCGCAATTATACGGGAGAACATTTAGGGAACGAAAGGCCCTCGCATAAATATCTGATGCGAACCATCATCCCGATCGATTGGCCGATCCTGCCGTCCGGCCCGCGCCCCACGAAATGACCATTTCCGCGAAAGATATCCGGCTGATGCCGATCGCGTCCCGTGATGCGAACGCCATGGTCGCGAAGCTGCATTACAGCGGAAAATGGGTGCGAAATTCACAGCTTCACCTGGGTGCTTTTGTTGGCGCTGACTGCCTTGGTGTGATGTCGTTCGGCCCGCCCATGGACAAGTCGAAGGTGCTGCCATTGGTCGCCGGGACCGCCTGGTATGACATGCTCGAACTGAACCGCATGGCCTTTTCGGATGCCTTGCCGCGAAATTCGGAATCGCGATGCCTGGCGATGGCGCGAAAGCTGATCTTTCGCCATTATCCCAACATCGAATGGCTGCTGACGTTCGCCGACGGCACGCAATGCGGTGATGGCACGATCTACCGCGCCAGCGGCTGGGAACTGTCAGGCATTCGATCGAACCGGACCATCTACGAGTTTCCGACCATTGGCCGTCGATATGCAGCCATGACCCTGGAGGCGCATTGGTCTGGCGAGACAGTTCGACAGCTATGCGCCGATCTTGGCGTTCCGCATGAATATCGAACCCGCACGACCTGGTGCAAAATGGGGCTGGCCCGGCCGCTTCCTGGTTACCAGCTTCGCTATATGACTTTCCGCGACCAAGCTGTCCGGGACCGTCTGACCGTCCCGATCTTACCGAATTCCGCCATCGACGACGCTGGTGCGCGGATGGTTCGCGGCGAGGCTAAATAACGGGCGTTCGAAGCAGGCGATGGATCGGTGCCCCCGATCACAGCGGATCGGCAGCGGATACCCGAACGCTCCAACCACGTCATCAGTTAGGCGTCATTGACGCCCATTTTCAGTTTGCCTCCTGGGCGTCATTGGCGTAGAGGGATGGCATGCAGACGGTCGTCGAAACTCCAACCTATATCAACGCTGCCAAAGCGGCAGGCATCACCGATGACGAGCGCACGGCTATCGTCGATCACATTGCCGCGAACCCGACAGTCGGTGACATCATCGAAGGCGGCGGCGGGGTTCGCAAGGTTCGGGTGCCGCGCGAAGGAAAAGGGAAGAGTGGTGGCTATCGTGTCATCACCTACTACCAGAACGCTGACGAGCCGGTCTTTTTGATAAACGTGTTGTCGAAAACCAAACAGGACAATCTGACGGACAAGCAGAAGAAGGCGGCCAAGGACGCTGCCAAAGAGATTAAGAAAGGAGAATGACGATGGATGACGAAGATTTCGCCGGGATCATTTCCGGCCTCAACGATGTGAAGGACTATTACGAGGGCAAGCGCGAAGGTTTCGTGGTCCACGAACCGGTTGACGTGAAGGCCGTCCGCGCGGTGACGAAGCTGTCCCAGGCCAGGTTTGCCGAGGTCTATCATCTACCGCTGCCGACGGTGAAGGGGTGGGAGCAGAACCGCCGTGCTCCGGATCAGCCTGCCCGCGTCCTGTTGCAGATGATCGCTACCGACCCGACCGGCGTAGCGAAGATGATCGAGCGGATCGCGCAACCGGCCTAAATTGGGACGTTCAGAAAATGAACGTCAGATTAATGACGCTTGCCAACTATCTCGGATCGGCGCATGCATCGATCGCGACCCGGAGACAGTAACGCGTCTTCGAATAAACTCGGCCCATCCGAACTGTCGGGTGGGCCGTTTCTTTTTCCGCGACGGTTAACCGTATCTTCGCACCTCTGGCGTAATCCATGTCGAACAAGAGATCGCCATTTTCCCGGCGTTCCGAATTCAGCAGCGGCGAATAGCTGGCCCGATCCGCTCCCTGGTCGGGCCATTTTTTTGACTCGGGAATGCGCAACGCATAGTAGGAAGTCGGGCGGTCCCGCAGGCGCGGTCGTTACCCCGGTCGCGCTGTTTCAGCGGTTGGGGCCGCCCAACCACATCGGGTTAAATACGTGATGCCCGACAAACCCCCGATATTTGGGCGCCACAAGCCCGCCCAGCGCCTTGGTGGATCACCCCATCTGCGTGACCATTCCAGCGCCTATCGATGCCTGTGCGGCCGCATATTGGCCGCTGAACCCCTTTGTCGATACTGCCGACACGACGGCCGGATAACGCCTGCGCGGGTGGTCGATCACGTCGTCGCGTTAGCATTGGGTGGAAACAATGACGGGGCCAATCTGGCCCCCGCGTGCGCGCGCTGCAACGATGCGAAGGGAAGGGTTGAAGCGCGGTTCGTTCGCGGTGGCTATGACATCCGCGATATCATGGTTGACATCGAACTGGCGGACTGGATCATGCGGGGCAGGCGTCGTCCCGACGGTTGAACCAGTCGTCGGCCCCCGGAAACCACAACGCGATGACGCCAGCGATTTGGGTCACGGTCGATGCGATCGGAAATTCGCGGATCACGTCGTCGGCGTAAAAGAACTGTGCCGCCCATCCAAGGAAAGCCGCACCGGCGAGGACCGCCAGCGACAGCCATCCCCGCGCGATCCGTGACCGTCCCAGCAACGCCAGCGCGGGAACGAGGAAGAACGCGACCAGCACGATGATGAATGGTCCGGCCAGGTCGCCGAAAGCAGCCTGGAGTGGGCCGACGTTGATGACGTTGTTGCCGATCGTATAGCCGATGGTGCCGATCAGTGTCGCGGCGCCGAATGCCGCTGAAAATGGTATGCGCATAATGGTTTGCCTCCGTGTGAAACCGGTCGAGGAGGCAGATATTTAGCGGGCTGTCGAGGCTCGAACGCTAAATAGAGACGTTGCTCCCGTGCTGTCGGATCGCGGTGACGACCAACGATCCGGCAGCACAATCGCCCCATATAGTGGGGCGAGCAAAATCATAATATACCATATATTGGGACTACCGCAGTCCAGGTTTTTTTTCACGCGTCCGAATTAAAATTTGGGGTCGCTATTGCCCTGCCAACGCCTGACCGGCAATCGGTGCCGCGACAAACTAACGCGGGATCGACATGCACCCCATTAAAGCGCCCTCGATTGGTCAAATGATTTTAACCTCGCTGACCTTTTCAATAGTCCCGCCTCTGTTGTTGTCGGCGGTCGGTCACAATCACTGGCTTGCGTATCTGTTCGCGGCGATTGCTGGTTATAGTTCGAATGCGGTTTGGCGGGCATACCAGCGCGAACAGGTCTGGAAGCATCTTTGGGTTCACATGAGCGACCAATACATCGAAAGCATCCAGGAACTTGAACAGTGGGAGCCGGATGGTCCTCCATCGATCTACACCCAAGAATGGGATCGGCTGTTGGCGCAACAGAGCAAGCTAATGCGCCTGTGGCACCTGGAACTTGCAACTATCGACGACAAGCATCGATGGTATGAAATCAGCATGAACGGCTAGAACCATAAATACACGATGCGTCCCGGAAAAAAGCTATCCGATCCAGCCCGCAAAAAGCTAGCTGGCACCCACAAGAAAAGCGTCGATAACAACGTCGTCAGCATCACGCCCGACCTAATTCGCGACGTGCCGGTCATGCCGGAATGGCTCTCGCCCGGCGCCCGTGAAGTATGGGCCACTGACATCGAGCGGATCGCCGCAATGGGTGCGACGGCCGTCGATAGCAGCGCCGTCTCACTCTATTGCGAGACCATGGCGGTCTTCGTCGCTTCTGTCCGCGCGCAAGAGCCGGTCAACGCCGCCTTTCGGTCGGAGCTTCGGAAGCAGGCAGAACTCTTGGGGATAGCTGGTGCCAAGTCGCGCCTCGCCAGGATCGCGGCAGGGGAACCCGCGAAGACGAGTCCGTTCAGAGTAAGGAGCTAGCCTGCATCTTGGCGTGCCGGTCAGCCACCTGAAAAAAGGGTCTGAACAGAACTTCGGATCGAGGACCATATTGGTTCGTTTCACTGGGATATCGGAGAGCGAAATTGCTCATTCGATCGTGCAGCACAGACAGCAGTTGAAGATTGGGATGTATGTGCATCGCGCCGGTATCTGTCGATAGGCCTCTGCCTTTACGTTCGAGGGCGACTGATGTGATCCAATCAGCCGACACCTTCCGAACTTCGACGCGTATCGGTTCTAATCGCCGGTCGTTCCAAAGTAACCATAGGTTATGGCCAAATTTCTTTAACTGCTGATCGGTCGCCCCGGCTTCCACCAACATTGCTTTCAGGAAAAGCTCAATGCCTTGGCCGGTCAAATGAAGGGTCGGTTTTACCAAGAAATCGCCACGGTTGTCCCGGTCAGTTTCCCATAGGGTTTTCGCGCCCGCAAGAAACCGCACTGAATCGCAAATCCATTGCCATTGGCGGTCAGACTCTCGCATTCGCTCCTCCCCATAAATAAGGCTGTGAAAGCCCCCCGTTATCCCCGAAATTCATACTCTTGGAAGGCAACCGATTACGCGAAGAAAGTCGTCAACGGCAAGATCGAAGCGTGCTGGCAAATCCGCGCCGCGTGTCAGCGCTATCTCGACGACCACGACCGCACCGACATCGAGTTCAACACTGAATATGTCGATCACGCCTGCGAATTTATCGAGGCTCTTCCGCATGTGACCGGCGCGCTAGCAGGCCAGCCGATCAAGCTGGAACCGTTCCAGGTTTTCTTCATCGCGAACATCTTCGGATGGATCGTCAAGGCGACCGGTCTGCGCCGCTTTCGCGAGGCACTGGGACTGTTTCCGCGTGGAACCGGCAAGTCTCTGATCGGCGCCGCCATTGGCGTCTACATGAACTTCGCGCTCGGCGAACAGGGCGCGCAAGGTTTCTCCGGTGCCACGTCGATGGACCAGGCCGCTGCCGTTTTCGACCCTGCAAAGAAGATGGTCGAGATGACCCCGGACCTGGTTGATGCGCTTGGCCTCGAAGTTTCCGCCCGCGCCATTTTCCAATCGCATACCGGCAGCAGTTTCAAGCCAGTTATCGCCAAGACCAAAGACGGCGGCATCCCGTGGATCAGCATCTGTGACGAGTTGCACCAGGCCATTGACGGCACCCAGCTTGCGGCCTTTCGAACCGGGATGGGCAAGCGTCGCGGCTCCGATCCCCTCTTGCTGATTATCACGACGGCCGGGTTCAATCTTGCCGGGGTATGCCGACAGGAACAGCTATATTTCGAGGCCGTGCTGGCTGGGACGATCCGCGACGATAGCAAATTCGCGCTGATCTACACGATCGACGCCGACGATGATTGGCGGGATTTCCGGGTCTGGCGGAAGGCGAATCCGGGATATGGCGTCAGCGTCGATGAAGATCATCTTCGTCGCGAATATGAAAAGGCGCTTCAGTCGCCCCGATCGCAAACGGAGATGCTGACCAAGTATCTCAACGTCTGGTGCAACAGCGCGTCCGGCTGGTTGAATTCTGTCGATTGGGCGAAGGCGGCCGATCCCGCGCTCGACATCCCGCCTGGGACACCCGCCTGGCTTGGCGTTGACCTTTCGACGAAGACTGACCTGACCGCGATCGTTGCCGTGTGCCTGCTCGCCGACGGCCGGAAAGCTGTCGTGCCATATCTCTTTTTGCCGACCGGCGCACTGGATCGCTCGCCGAACCGGGAGGCCTACACCGATTGGGGCGCATCTGGTGTCGTCCATCAAACCGAAGGCAGTGCATCCGATCACGCAGCGGTCGAGGCGAAAATCCGCGAATTGTGCCGGACCTACAATGTCCAGCAAGTTGCATTCGACGCCTGGCAATCCGCGACGATCAGCCAATCGCTCGCGGCGGACGGGATCAGCGTGGTCGAATTTCCGCAGAAGGCGGCCACGATGCATCCGGCAATGGTCGATTTTGAGGCCGACCTGTTGAACGGCCAGATTGTCCACCCTGACAATGCCTGCCTTAACTGGATGGCGTCGAACATCAGCGTCACCCGGCGCGGCGCGATGATGTCGCCATGTCGTCCGACCGGCCAGGATCATCTCAAGATCGATGGCATGGTGGCTGCGCTGATGGCCCACGCGATTTCAGGCGTCGAACCGCCACCGGCACGCGCCGACATCGCCCTGGAATTCTGGGACTGACTAAATAGTCGATGGGAAAAATCATCGATTTTCTGTTCGGTCATCCGGTCGAGCAGTCGTTCGCCACCAAGTCCGCCACTACGACCACCGTCCCGGTTCATTCGCCCGAAACGATCGAGCGGCAGCTTCGCGACGAGCAGGAATTCGGCACGTCCTCGATTGCGATTTCGGCCGTCTTCGCCTGCGCCCGCGTCATCGCCGAAGGTCTGGCGCTGCCACCTTGCTATCTCCACCAAACAGACGCGCGCGGGAAAAAGCTGGCGACCCGGCATCCGCTGTATCGGTTGCTCCACCTGGCGCCGAACGACCGGCAGACTTCATACGAATTTCGCGAACAGATCGGCCTCCACCTTGCGTTGAATGGCAACGCCTTCGTGTGGGTCAACCGCAGCCGTGCAACCAATGAAATTCTCGAAATGCTGCCGATGGACCCCGGTTCGGTGACCGTGCTGGTCGATCCGTCCGTCATTGGCGCGCCTGTCCGCTATTTCTTGTATGGCCAAGAAGTCCCCTCCGACCAGATTTGGCACCTCAAGGGTCCGGCCTGGCGATCATACGAAGGTATGTCGGCGGTCAACACAGCCCGCCAGGCGATCGGCCTCGCGCGTCACGCCGAGAAGTTCGCGGGCGATTTGTTTGCGAATGGGGGCAAACTCTCCGGGCTGATCAGCGCCAAGACACCGATGACTGACGACCAGGTTCGACAGCTTCGCGAGGCATGGTCGCGCGCCTATTCCGGCCCAGGAAAGCAGCACAAGACTGCCTTTCTTCCTGCCGACCTCGCTTATACGCCGATGTCCGCCACCGCGACCGACGCGCAGATGATCGAGGCGCGGCGTTACCAGATCGAGGAGATTTGTCGGTTCTTCCGCGTGTCGCCGACGAAGGTTTTCCAGTCTGGCGGATCACAGTCCTACGCCAGCGTCGAGCAGGCGCATATCGCGCATGATCAGGACACCGACGCCCATTGGCACACCCGATTTGTTCAGTCTGCGTCCGTCCATCTGCTGACAGCGGTGGAGCGCGCGGCCGGTTACACCATCAGTCTCGACAATCGCGATTTCCTCCGTGGCACCGCCGTCGAGCGGATGAACTACTACCAAGCTGGTATCGCGGCCGGGATCATCACCCGCAACGAGGCCCGCGAAATGGAAGGGTTTGACCGTTCGGACGATCCGTCGGCCGACCGTTTGACGCCCGCCGCGAACCTGTTCGGTCCCGACCAGGCCCAGCCCGCCGCAGCATAAATACTGATATGCAGAAAAAGGCCCTGGCACTGCGCAACGTAAAGTTCGCGCCACCGACCGACGATACGACCGAAGCCCGATCCTTTGAAGGATACGGCGCGGTTTTCGGCAACATCGACAGCTACGACGATATCATTGCGCCTGGCGCTTTCGCGGCGTCGATCGCCGAACATAAAGCGGCCGGGACCATGCCGGTGATGTTGTGGAACCATGACGCGATGGCGATGCCGATTGGCGTGTGGACCGACCTTTTTGAAGACGAACACGGCCTGAAAATGTCGGGTCGGTTCCTCGACACCGTGGCGGGCCGCGATGCCTACACGATCGCGAAAGCGGGTGCCGTGACCGGACTCTCGATCGGCTACATCGTTACCGCGTCCGAGATCGAAAAGCGCGATGGCAAAACCGTCCGCGTCATCACCGAGGTGAAGCTGATCGAAGTCAGCCTGGTGACCTTTCCCGCGAACGACCTTGCCCGCGTCGATGATGTGAAATCCCAAAAACTGGAGAATGCAGAAAACATGAAATTGCAGCGCAAGTCGCTCGAACGCCTGGCCGAACTGTTCGGTGAAGCGAAAGACCTGATCGATGGTCTCGTAACCGAAGCTGACGAAGAAAAGTCCGAGGTCGATGATCAGGCCGATGACGACGAAAGTGTCGGAAGCGAAGAAAATTCATCGGACGACGCAGTGTCGGAAGATGAAGCCGAGGTTCCGTCCGACGAAGAGATCGAAGGCGAAGCTAAATATAATTTGACGGCACGAATTGAGGCCGTGCGTAACCTAACCCTTGCTGTGAAAAACCTGGAGAACCATGGCCGATAAAATCCTCGACGAGATCAACACTCTCGCTACTGCTGTTACCTCGCGCTTCGACGACATCGAAGGCAAAATGAAGGCTCTCGAAAAGGCGGGCAACCGACCGATCATCGACGGCGCGGAAAATCCCGAACTCAAGTCGGCGTTTAACGCCTTCCTGCGTGGCAACCAGGCCGAATTCAAGGCCATGTCCGCCACTGGCACCGACGAAGGCGGTGTGACCATCCCCAAGCAGATGGCCGCAAGCATCCGCGCCCGCGTGCAGGAAATCTCGCCGTTCCGCAGTGTTGCCGAAGTCGTCACCGTTTCCACCCCTGACTATCGCATTCCGTTCGCCACCACTGGCGCCGATGCTGTCTGGGTTGGCGAAAAGGACGCACGTCCCGAAACTTCCGCTCCCAAGATCATCGAACTGACGCCGTCGTTTGGCGAACAGTATGCTTCGCCGTTCGTAACTCCGACCCTCCTGGAGGATTCGGCCTACGATATCGAAGGTTTCCTGGTGAACCAGGTTGCGATCAAGTTTGCCCAGATGGAGGGCGCCGCGTTCCTCAACGGCACCGGCATCAACCAGCCCAAGGGCATCCTGACCGTTGCCACCGCTGCGACCGCCGACAACACCCGCGCGTTCGGCACGCTTCAGCACGTCACCAGCGGTGCAGCGTCGAACCTGACGAGCGTCGATCCGCTGCGTAAGCTGGTTTACAGCCTCAAGGCCGAATTCCGCGCAAACGCCAAGTGGATCGCCAACCGCGACACCATCGGCACCCTGATGTCGTTCAAGGATTCGACCGGCCGCTATCTGTGGCAGGACGGCCTCGAAGCTGGTCAGCCGGGTCGCTTCATGGGTTATGAAGTGGTCGAAATGGAAGATATGCCCAACATCGCGGCTGGCGCCACCCCGATCATGTTCGGGGACTTCCGTCGCGGCTATACCATCGCCGATCGCGTGGGCATCTCGATGCAGTATAACCCTTACGCCTTCGCACCGTATGTGGCCTATCAGACCCGCGCCCGCGTCGGCGGCACGCCGACCGACACCGATGCGGTCAAGGTTCTGAAGATCGCGGCCTAATCGGCTTCGACGATCGAACCAAAGGAGGGGCCGGGGAAACCCGGCCCTTTTTCGTGACAAGATAAATACCGGCGTGAAGAGAATTTCCGCCCCCGCATTTCCTGCCGTTTCCGCCGACCAGTTGCGTGAATGGCTGCGCCTCGACCCGGATGTCGATGCCGACACCCTTGATCTATTGCTCGGCTCTGCCGTTGATCACGTCCAGGCCCTGACGGGCCAAATCGTCGTCAGCGCCGATTACGAGACTGTTTTGCACGGGCCTGGTTGCCATGTCATCACCATCAGCAATTCCACAGCGGTCGCCCTTTTTGACCAGGCCGGTGACCCGATCACCGACATCGATATCGTCGAAGCCAGCGTCCACGGCGATCTGGTCTTCGTCGAAGTGCTTCCGGCTGACCGTGGTCCGGTAACCGTCCGCGTGACGGCTGGCTGGACGACCGAAGAGATGGTCCCCGCATCATTGCGCCACGCCATCGCGGTCTATGTCGGGGCCGCATACGATAGCCGCCACGCTATCGACGACGCCACACTTCGCACTGTCGCTGCGCTTTGCCAGCCCTTTCGCCGGATCGTCATCTGACCATGCGGATCGACGCCGGGGCGCTGGATCGCCGTATCGAAATCATGACCCAGACCAAGGTTCGCGACGCGGTCGGCCAGGAACGATCGACCTGGACCGTCGCCGCGACCGTCTACGGCCAGCGCCTGGAACTGCGCACGTCGGACATTGAGCGCGGCGCCGGTCGCCAGGCCGTCCCAGCGGGCCGCTATCTGATCCGATACCGTCCAGGTTTGACGGTCGCGCACCGAATTCGAGTGGACGGTCAGACTTATTCCATTGTTGCGATCGACGAACCGGATCGTCGCACGACGCTGGTCGTCACGGTCGAGGGGGTCGCGCAATGACCGTCACCGTCACCACGACCGGGTTCGCCGCGCTCGATACCCGCATGAAATCGCTGTCGAACGACATCGCCACCAAGGTCGGCCAGTCGGCTAACCGTGCTGGTGCGGTCGTGATCCAAAAAAAGATCAAAGAAGGCGTCCCAATCGGCCCGCACGCGGAAGGGTCGATCCGCAATCGCACCCGGAAATCGGGCAAAGTCGTCCAGGAAAAGCACACCAAGATCATCAACAACGTCAAGGTGCGAAAAGTCAGGGCGGAAGCTGGCCGGGTCGTCAATGCGATCGTGGTCGGCAAAGATGCGTATCACGCTTCGTTTGTTGAATTTGGCAGCATCCACAATCCCCCGGACCCGTTTTTCCGCACCGGCTTCGCCCTCGCGAGTGAAGATGCCGTCGATCAGGTCAAAAAGGTCTTGGCTCGTCGCCTCGACAAGGCAGGCGTGTGATGATCGAGGCTCAGCTTGTCGCCCATTTGGCGGGCCTTGCACCGCACATGTATCCCGGCGCCGCACCGCTCGACTATTCGACGCCCGCCGTCGTCTACAATCGGATCACAACCGACCCGAACGACGATCTCGAAGGGTGGACCGGCGAAGGCTGGCTGACGTTCCAGATCGATGTCTACGATCCCGCCTACCTGGTCGCGAAGGAAATGGCGGCCGACATCCGCGACCGCATGATGGAATGGGATGACGACACTGTCCAGTCGGTGACCTGGATCGGCGAGACCGACATGATCGACGAAACCACAGATACCAGCCTGTTTCGCACGATGCTTCAATTCCGTCTGTTCGCCACCCTCTGATCGACAGGTCAATACGCGCCGTTGGCTAAATAATTTGTCCGGCGCGCCTTTGCGTCGAAATTCATACGGAGACGCAAATACAAAATGGCAACAGGCGCTGTTCATAGCCGCAAAACGAAAATCGAAATCACCGACGGTTCGACCAAGGTCCAGATCAAGGGCCTTACCGGATTTTCTGGTCTGGGCGGTGGTTCCGCTTCCGTCATCGACGTGACCGATCTCGACAGTGACGCAAAAGAAAAGATGATCGGTCTGGCCGACGAAGGTCAGGTCACCCTGTCCCTCAACTATATGCCCGCCGATCCCGGTCAGGTCGCCCTCGAAGAAGCGCGTCTGTCGGGCGAACTTTCCGAATTCGTCATCACCCTTCGGAGCGGTGCGACCTACACCTTTTCCGCCGCCGTGCTGTCGTTCGAAAAGTCGGGCGGTGTTGACGCGGTTATCGCCGGTTCGGTCGCGCTTGAAGTGTCGGGCCTGGTCGTGAAGGGCACCGCCGCCTAATGGCGATCCTTTCAAAGGGGGCGATCTTTGCGGCCGCCCCCGCCACCATTGAGATCGAAATCGCCGAATGGGGCGGCTCGGTCATGGTCCGCGCCTACAGCCTGATCGACCGTATCGCGCTGATGGATGTCGCGACCGAAAACGACCACGCCGTCGAACTCTTCCAGCGCGATCAGGCATTGGACGAAGAAGACCGGGAAGGCCTTGCCGAGGTGAAGCGGTTCGACGCGGCGGTGTTGGAGATCATCCATAGCTGCGTCGATGAAACCGGCGCCCGCCTGTTCGACCTGGCCGATCACGACCGTATCCGCGCGCTGTCCTACACCTCGCTGCAATCGATCATGATTGCGATCCGGCAGATCAACACGGTGCCGGACGGGGCGGCGTTAAAAAAAAGTTCCGGCTGAACCCGAATAGACGGTTTCTCTTCCGCCTGGCCCTTCAGATGGGCCGGACGGTCGAGGAACTGTCGGCAACTATGTCGATGGACGAATTCCACGAATGGGCCGCCTTCCACGATGTCGAACCGTGGGGAACGCCGGTGGAAGACGACCGCTTCCGCAATGTGCTCGCCCTGCAATATAAGGCGCTGGGCGGCAAAGACGAAATTCATTGGCTGGACCGTGATCCCGAATGGTCGGCACACCTGCGTGACTTGGCACGCCCGCCGCTCGACGACGCGATCGAAGCCTATTTCGAAGCCAGGATCGCCGCTCAGAAGGCGCCATCGACCTAAATAATCGATGGCTGATCTAGGTTCTCTCTTCGTAAACCTCGGATTGGAATCCGCGCAATTCATCGCCGGGATGAAGAAAGCAGCGGCCCAATCCGAGGCAACCAACAAAGCAATTTCCCGCGCGATGGATGGCGCGAAGACGGCCGTCACTGGCCTCCTGGCGGTTATGTCGGTCGATGCTTTTGTGTCAGCCGCGCGGGCCGCTTTTGACTACGCCGACAGCATCGTGGACCTCGCGGATCGAACCGGCGCCACTACCAAATCGATTCAGGAACTCCGATACGCGGCCCAGATGACGGGGGCCGATTTTGCGTCTGCGGATGGTGCGCTGGAGAAATTCGCGAAAAATCTTGGCACCGCACAATCTGGCGGCAAGGCGATGGGCGAAGTGTTCAAAGGCCTTGGCGTTACGTCCAGCGATTTCGACGAAGCACTGCGCCAGACCATCGACGGCATCAGCAAGCTGCCGACCGTTTCGCAGCGAAATGCAGCGGCGCTCCAGGTGTTTGGCAAATCGGCGGGCACCCTGACGGCGCTGATGGGCGAAGGCGCGAAGGGTTTCGATGAATTCGCCGACGCGGCCGACGATCTTGGCATCGTGCTGGGTGATGATCTGTTGCGCAACGCTGGTCAAATCAACGACAGGCTCGACACTTTGAAGATGACACTCGACGCGCGGTTCGCGTCCGCGATCGTCCAGAACGCCGACGCTATCGGAAATCTGGCCGACCAGGTCGTCAAGATCGCGACCGCCATGGCGCAGTTCTGGAGCCAAAATCCGACAGCGGCCATGGCGATCATGGGCGCGCTGGCTGGTGGCATTGGTGGCGGGCTTGTGGGCGGCTTTCCTGGAATGGTCGGCGGCGCAGTCGCGGGTGGCATCGGTGGCGCTGTCTTGGGATATAATAGTCGCGGCGAACGCAAAACCCTGACCGACGAACGCGCGTCGCTAGTCGCCCAGAATAGCGGGAAGAATCCGCTCCTTGCTGCGGTCGGCATCGACGCCGACGCGATTGGAAAGGGATCGCCGCAGTGGAAGAAAAACGAAGCCCGCATCAAAGCCATCGACGCCCGTCTGGCGCGGATGACCGACGAAGAAGAGGCGGCGGCCAAACTGCTCGCCGGTGGAAACGGTGGCGGCGGCGGTGGCACTCTTCCACCCGTTGCAGGCGGCGGGAAGAAATCGACCGGCAAGACCGCCGCTGAAATCGCAGCCGAACAGTCTGCCCGCTTCACCGCCGACATGGCTTCCGGCGATATGGAGTTGCTGTCGGCGAAACAGGCGCTGCTGTCCGATATCGTCGAACAGTCGGCGAACCAGCGTGAAATCCTGTCGATTGAAACAGACCGCCGAAAGGCAGCGATCGACCAGGATGTGGCCGACAAGAAGCTGACGGTGGCACAAGGCGACGCGCTCAAGCTGCTCGAAGACAAGATCGCATATACGCGGGCGGACGAGATCAACCTGCGCGAAAACGAAGAACTTGCCCGCCAGGCGCTCGATATCCAGCGTGCCACCCTGGACAACAGTCGCGACCTGTTCGGGTCGGAAATGTCCCTCGCGCGATCGTCCGCTGACCGTCGCGCCATCAGTCTGCGTCTGGTCGATCTCCAGTATCAGCAAGAGCGGCTTGCGATCGACGCGATCCTGGCGTCGAAACAGTCCACCGCCGCAGAAAAGTCGATCGCGGAGGCCCGCCTTGGGGTGCTGGATCGTCTCCAGGCCAACGACACGGCGGCGGTCAGCCGCGATACAATGGGGCCGTTGGCTCAGTATCTCGACGGCATTCCCCGCACGGTCGGGGAAATCCAGGATGCGCTGGGCAGCGCTGCGGCGGAAGGTTTGGGATCGTTCAACGACGGTCTGCGCGAAGCGATCCGGGGCGCCGGAAATCTGGGTGATGCGTTCGAGGCGGTCGGTGACCGGATCATCGACAAACTGATCGACATCGCCCTCCAGCAAGCGATTTTGAAGCCGCTGGGATCGCTGTTTGGATCGGTGCTTTCGACGCTCGGCACCAGCCTCGCGGGTGGCGGTGGCGGCGATATCGTGCTGGGCGGCGCGGCTCTCAAAATCGGCGCGCGCGCCAATGGTGGCCTGACCCGCGCTGGCACCTATGTGGTCGGCGAACGCGGTCCGGAAATTGTGAAGATCGGCAACACCGCATCGACGGTCCCGAACCACGCTCTTCGAAGCATACGCGGCGCGGGCCAAGCTGGTCCCGCCGTCACGATTGGCAACATCACCAGCAACGACCCCGCAATGGTGCGCGCCATGGTCTACGAAGGGATCGCCCAGGCGGCGCCGCTCTTGTCGAAACAGGCGAGCGATCGAACGCTGGGCCGGTTCCAGCGGCCGACGATGTGATGGACGACATCCGCCTAAATAATGGATGCCGACCTATCCGTTGTCCTTTCCGAACGTCACCCCGAATTCAGAGCGCCTGGCGGTCAATCGTCGCCAGGCCGCTATCGCGTCGAATTTCACGCTGATCCAGCAGACGATCAACACCGCCAGCCAGTGGACGCTGACCTGGACCTGGCCGCCGATGCGCCAGGCTGTTGCCGAACGCCTGCGCGCCTGGCTCAATAGCCTGCGCGGTCAGGTCGGTCATTTTCGTTATTTCCCTAGCCAAACCGTCACTTCGACGCTGACGGGTCGGAAGGTCGCCGAGACCGCCTACGCCTATCTGTCCGCTGCCGTGATGGGCGGATGGGTGGCGGGACAAGCCAGCCAGCTTCGGATCGGCCAGCTATTTTCCATCGGGTCGCAACTGTTCGAAATCACCGACGCACCGGCGAACGCCGACGCGAACGGTCAGTGCCTGGTTCAGTTCGAACCCGCGCTTCGCCAGACCTTTGCGGTCGATACCGATGTCGAATTCTTCCGGCCAAGCGGCCTGTTTCGCCTGACTACGAGCGAGGGCCAGACCTATACGCTGACGCCTGGTGGCCAGCGCGGAAACTTGGCCGAATTCGGCACGCTGACCGCTGTGGAGGCGGTGGGCGCATGAGACCTGGCACCACCCCCGAAATCACCGCCGCGCTCGCGGAAGCCGGGATCACGACCGCCCTTTTGGCGCGCCTGGATTTCAAAAGTGGCACGGTTGGCGCCTGGACTGGTGGCCATTCGATCAAGGTGACCGGTTGGGCTGACAGCCTCTTGAACGATCAGACCTTTCACCCGCTCGAAAACGGCGTGATCGTCGATATTGGTGACAACAGCTTCTCGTATAGCGGCTCCGAAGCGCTTGAAATCGCGCTGGGCCTGCCGTCTTCGGTGCCCCTCGCGCTTGAAGCGGCGGCGGTCGAGCCGACCGAATATCAGGGGCGAACGGCCACGATTTGGCGCGCGCTTTTGATCCAGCCTGGCCTGATCGCCGAACCGCATTGGGTCTTTCGTCGAATTCGGTCGGGCACGATGGACACGGTCGAAGTCAGCGGTGACGGACTGTCGCGGACATTCAAACTGTCGATCGAGGGGCACGCTGGCATGATCAGCAACGCCACCCAGGGCACCTATCTCGACCAGCCGAAATTCGACCCGAACGATCGCTCGCAGGACTATGTGGCGGCAATCGCGAACGGCGACGATCTGATGAAATTGGCCCCGACGGGCTGGGCGGCGGTCCAGTCCACGATCAACAACTGGCAGCAGCGTTAGGCGTAGGGCGGTTAAGCTAAATATGGGATGCAGCTTGCGTCCCACAGATATGGCGATTGGGAAGATCGCCTCCGCACCTACCTCGACCGCGTAAACGACGAACCCTTTCGATGGGGTCGTCACGACTGCGCCCTGTTTGCCGCCGATTGTATCCGGGCGATGACCGGGTTCGATCCCGGCGAAGCCTTTCGCGGACGATACGACACCAAGACCGGCGCGGCCGAAGCGCTGCGCGAATTCGGCGCTGGGACGCTCCTTCGGACGGTCACCTCCTAGCTTGGAAAATCCAAGTCGATCCATCTCGCGCAGCGTGGCGACATCGTCATGAACGCGGACCTGTCCTGTGGAGTCTGCGTCGGCCCCTACAGCTATTTTGTCGGGGAAGGCCCTGGCCAGGTCGGGCTGATCCCGGTCCCGACCGCTAGTCTGAAATACGCCTTCAGCGTGCCCTTCGAAGCGTCGGAGGGCGAAACTTGGGCAAAGTAGTAACGACCGTCCTGGTTGTCGCCGTTGCGGTGGCGATCGTCGTCTTTGCCCCGCAGATCGCTGCGGCCATCGGCGCATCGGGTATTTTCGGCGCGACCGTCACCGCCGCGACCCTTGCCACGATCACGTCGTCGCTGGTCGGCCTTGGCGTTTCGCTTGGCATGGCTGCGGCCGCGTCGGTGCTGCGCAAGGCGCCTTCAATGTCGCAGTCGCTGGTCGATCGTCTTCACACCAGCGTCGTTCCCAGCGCCCCGCGAAAGATCGTGTTTGGCACCACAGCGGCCGGTGCGGACGTGCGCTTTGCAGAAACGTTCGACCGCGCCGGTTCGAAAAAGGACGGTTACGCGCAGATCATCGCGCTCGCGAGCCATCGGATCAATGCGGTCAAGGAATGGTATCTCGAAGAGACCCGGACTTGGGCGAACGGCGCGATCGTCGATAGCCACGATGGTGGCGTTCTGGCCGTCCAGACCTGCCTCGAAGGCAAGCCCGGAAACGGATTTTCCTGGGGATCGGGGAAATATTGGACCCCGCAATCGACCTTCACCGGCTGCGCTTATCTCGCCACCCGATACAAGCTGGATTCGAAGGTTTGGCCGAGCGGCATCCCATCTCGTTACACCACGATCGTCGAGGGCTGTCCGCTTTACGATCCCCGCCGCGACAGCACCAACGGTGGATCAGGTGCCCATCGTATTGTGGATCAATCGACTTGGACCTTCCGCGAAGGTTCGACCGAGATTGGCCGCAATCCCGCGCTGGCGCTGCTGACCTATCTGCTCGGTTACCGGATCAACAACAAGCTGGTTTGGGGCATGGGCATCCCGGCCCATCGCATCGACTTCGACAATTTCCGCGCCTACGCGAACGTCTGCGAAGAGCGCGTCCTGACCCAGTCTGGCGCCACGGTTCAGCGCTACACCAGTGATGGCACCTTTTCGACCGCTGACCCGCACGAAACCGTCATTAATGGTCTTTCGGCGGCCATGGGTTCGTGCAAGCTGGTCGATACGTCCGGCGTCTATCAGCTAGTCGGCGGTTTCGACGATACGCTCGGCCCAAAGGTCGATTTCGACGAGAACGACCTGGTCGCCGCAGCCGGATCGGCATCCCCATATCTGTGGAAACCGGCGCCGCCGACCCGCGAATTGCACAACATCGTGCGCGGTCGCTTCGCCGATCCGTCCTCGCTCTATCAGTTGGTCGATTGGGGTGTGGTCGAAACCGATCCGCTACCCGACGCGATCCCGCGCACCCTGTCCCTCGATCTTGGTCTGGTCACCCGCGCAGAGACTTGCCAGCGTATCGCGAAGCAATGGCTGCTCCGCGAGGCCAAGACGCCTGGCGTGTTCAGCGCGACCTTTGGTCCGAAAGCGTTCAGAGTCCAGGTCGGCTCGCTGATCACCATGTCGCTTCCCGAACGCGGTTGGAACCGGAAACTGTTCAGGGTGATCGAGCAGGTCGAGACCCACGATCTTCTCTTCACGATGGCGCTTCGCGAAGAGTCCAGCGAAGTCTATGCCTGGGACCGCGAAGAAAAACCGCTGCCCGCGACGATCCGCCCCGACGGCTATAATCCGCGCGACACCATTGCGCCGGAAAATCTCACGGTCAGCAGTTCGGTCATCGAAGGCGCAGGCGGTCAGCAAGTCAGCGAAGTCGAGGTCACCTGGACCCCAGCACCGTCCGCGCGCATCGTCGGTATCCAGATTGAATCGAGACCGACAGGCGCCATCGCTTGGACCGAGCAGGCCGCGATCCATGATCCCGTCAGCGGTGTTTTCCGCTTTGGCAGCAATGTCGGCGGCGTCGATCTCGCGGTTCGTGCGCGATATCGCATGGGGACCGGCGTTTACAGCGAGTGGGTTGGCGCGGATGTCGTGTCGGCTGCGATCGAGATCGTCGATGGCCAGGCGCGCGAAAACGCCACCACCGCAATCGACACCGCGCAGCAGGCGCAGGAACCCGCGAATTCGGCCGTCAGCCAGACTTCTGTCCTGACCCAGCAGCTTGCCCAGCTTGATGCCGATGTCGCGACGGCGAAGTCAACGGCGGCCGACCTCCAGGCCACCTATGGCAATACCGTCTCGTCGAAAGCCAACGCCGACGCTTCTGCCCAGCACGCTTCGAACGCCCAGGCGGCTGACCAGAATTCTCAGGCGGCGCTCGGTCTGACCCAGCAAGCGCGCGACGCCGCCGCCGACATCCTGAACCAGACCGGTGCGATCCGCGATGAAACGGTCATTGCCCGCACTGACGCGCAGACCGCGAACAGCCAGGCGAAGGGCTATCGTGACCAGACCAGCGAAGCCGCGAACACGGCAGAAGGGGCAGCAGCGCGGGCGGCGGAATCAGAACGCCTGACCTCCATCGCCCGCGATCAAACCGGCCAAATGGTCGCGGCGGCGGCCCAGCACGAAAGTAACACGGCGAGTTATGCAGCCGAGGGCCAGCGAAGCGCGGCGGCTTCTGAAAAGAGCCGATTGAATGCCATTTCGCACGCTGCCGACAACATCGTCGGTAAGCCCTCTTTCGATTCGACTGGCGACCGGGGAGCATGGGCCGGAACGATTTTCGTCGGGAATGATCCGCGTGTCGGTTTTGCGGTCATGTGGCAGCGCGGTCGTGACGCCTACGAGGGCGATCAGATCGCTGGCAACTGGTCAAACCGTCGCCTTCGGATCACGGGAAACGGCGCGGCGTGGGGGCCATATCCCTCGAACGCTGGCGTTCAGGTTTTGCGGTCAAATGGCGAATATAGCTGGCAGACTATTCTGGCACGCCCTGCTGGGGCTGACTACGGTGATTTCTCTGGCGAAGTGGTGATCCAGCCAGACGCCGTATCACTACGGCCATTCTTGCAGTCCGATGGTCCGTTCAGCGCTACGGACCATAATTGCGCGTGGAAAACGCTCCGCATCGAGGACATCACCAACCAGCGTAGCGCCGAAAATGCTGCTGCTGCCTCGGCGGAGAGCCAGCGTCAGGTCGCAGCGATACAGACGGATGTTTCCCAGAAATCCTCGGCAATTGAACAAGATCGTATCCGCACGGAAACAGCGAGAGGGCAGGCTGAAAGTTTTCGCAATCAGGCCGCCACCAGCGAGCAGAATGTCAGCGGGATGGTCCAGACCGTCACCGGTCAGACACAACTTAGCGCGCAACATGTCGGTCAGACCGGAGCGGACGTTTCTGCAACGGCGGCCAATGTGGCCTTGGCGCAGACGAAGGCGACCGAAGCCGGGAACGCGGCTAATGCAGCCAACAGCACGGAAGTTCGTGTGTCTTTGCTCGGTCGTGACGCCGCCTCGCGGGCAGGCGGCAATCTGGTCGGTCGTGCCAGTTTCGACGCCAGCAATGATCGTGGCCTCTGGCGCGATTTCTGCTCTTCGTCGTTAGACCCGCGCGTTGGCTTCCACGTCCTTTGGCAAACTGACCGCGACATCACAGAAGGCGATTTTCTACCGGGTGCTTGGGCCAACCGGGTCATGCGCGTGTCGGGCAACGGAGCGGCGTGGGGACCATATCAGACTATCGCTGGCCTCCATGTCCTGCTGGACAACGGTTCGTCCACGTTCGTCGGATCAACCGCACGACAACCCGGCCAAGATTATGGTGATTTCAGCTTCGCGATCACGCTCCCGGCCAACGCGAGAGCGGTTCGTCCATGGCTGGCCAGTGATGGTCCATGGGGTTCGGCCAATCACAACTGCGCGTGGAAAACGCTTCGGATTGAAGACGTAACCAGCGAAAAGCGGTCTAGCGATTTCGCCGATGCGGCTTCGAGCAGCTATTCGGGTGCGCAATACGAGGCGGGACAGTCCTGGCAGCACTCGCAAGCCGCAAGCGGCTTCAAGGATCAGGCGCAGGCCGCAAACGGCAGTGCTTGGGCAGCCGCAGATTCCGCCCAAGGGTCGGCCGCGATCACAACCGAAAAGGCCGCCGCCGCTGCGCAAAGTGCTAACCTTGCCGCGACCTTCAGCACGGGCGGCGGCAATCTCGCCCCAAACACCAGTTTTTCGGTCGATGCGTCGGGGTGGGCCGCTTACGCGCCGGACGCATTCGGCTTGGCGTGGGGGCGCGACGACGGCGGTGATGCATGGCGTCCTACCAGCGAACACACGCTGTCAATCCGGCAGTCTGGCAATAATCAGTCGATTTGGGGCCAGTGGCACAATGCAGAACGTTACGCTGTGCAGGGCAACACGCTTTATGAATGGTCGATCTACGCAGCCGCGCACCGGTGCAATGTCGAACTAAAAATCGAATGGTATGACGCGAATGGCGCGTTCATCTCAACCTCTTGGGGTGGCTCTCGCACGATAAAAACAGGCGGTAGCGCCATCGGTGCGTGGGATCGCCTATGGGTAAAAGCAGCTTCGCCGCCCAACGCGGCGCAAGCCCATTCCGTATTCATGAAATACGCGACGTATCCGGGCGATGGCGACAGCGTGGCCTGGATGTGTCGGCCGCAATGGCGGCCTACATATGCGGAAGCGCCAGCGCCCACCGTGTATAGCATCGGGTCGGGTGACGCGCTTGCGGTCTCGATGAAGGCCAGCATCAGCCAGAATTCCACCGCGATTGCGACTGCAAATAGCAGCCTGGCAAGCCTCGCAACCGTTGTTCAGAGTGGATCGCCAAACCTTCTGGAGATCGGCGGATTTTCTTCTGGGATGTCGGGCTGGTGGGCGTCCAACAGCGGATGGAGGGCCGGTATTTCGGGGGGCTGGGGTCAGTGCTGCTGGAACCAGCAGGACTTTGCTTCTGGCGGATATTCGTATCTCGAATCCGGCAATGTCAGCGTGTGGGGCGGGCAGGCTTACACTGTGTCCGCCGACAATATCTGTCAGATCAACAGCGGTGTCGGCTACTCGTATGTCGAATTGAACTGGTATGATGGTGCGAACAACTGGATCAGCCAATCGAGCGGGCCTGCTTACAGCAGTTGGCACGATTTCACGGACGATGCCTTCGGCCGAAAAGCGCTCAAACACACGGCGTTCGCGCCGGGCAACGCTGCATTCGTGCGTGTTCGCTTGGTCACGTTCAAAGCGTCTGGGACAATCGGCAACGTAGGCTGGCGTCAGGTTAAGCTGGAACCCGGCCAGCATATGACCGCCTATTCGAACGAAGCGGCGGTGACGATGATTTCGGAAACCGTGACTTCGGTTGATGGAAAAGCCAATCAGGCGCTGGCCCGTGCTGCTGTCCAGCTTGACGTGAACGGTTACGTCTCGGGTTGGGAAATGGCCAACAATGGCCAGACCGGGTCGATGACGATCAACGCCGATCGTTTCCAGATCGTCCGGCCGGGTGGTGGTCCGCGCACCGAGTATCGAAACGGTTTGTGGATCGTAACCGACGGCTCTTCCTGGATGTCGATTTGGGGCGGGGCGTTTGGTAGCGGCAACCGCTTCATGCGCTGGACTGGTCCATATTTCACCGACCTGAACAATTGCAGCGAGGCGAACGCAAAGGAATATTTGCGCGTCGATGGCACCGCATATTTCGGCGGCGCCTTGTTGGCTGGCACGCTTCGAAACAGCGGCGCGTCGAGCGCTACGGCTGCGAACGCTTCGACGACCACAGGCGCCTTTGGCAGCAATGGCGGCCAGGTCACCGTCAACACGTCGTGGGTCTATAGCTATGATGTGACCTCGACTTATCCGGCCACAACGCAGGGGCGGCAGCAATACGACGCGGCCCTGGCGGCGTTTGGTTCGGCAGGGTCGGGCGACGGTGGTTTGACCCATCAGGGATCGAAGACGGAAACCATGTCGGCGGCCGAAATCGTCCTGAACTTGCGGAAAAACGGTGGCCTGGTCGCCAGCCAGGGCGGCGGTTCGAAGATCGTCTCGTTGGACGGTGTGCGCCCCACAATCGGCGATAGTGGTGGCCGGATCACCTGGACCTATAGTCACAGCAGCAGTTTCACCCACGTCGATGACGAACGCTCGACCGCTGCCCGGACGTTCAGCGCCGACATCGTGCGAAACCTGTCTACCGGCAACAACACAAGCCAGCGGGTCAGCGTCGTCTGCGTCGAATGATAAATATCACATGGTTACAATGACAGCAGAGACGACCCTTCGCGAGGTCAACGCATATTCGATCCAGGCGCTTGAAGCGCTGATCGCCGACATCGACGCCCTCCGTGCGTCCGCGCAGGGCGCGACGTTGGAGCAGGACTATCCAACCGCCCAGGTGGTGGGTCAGGCTCTTTCGAGCTTGGCGGGCATCCGCATGCAGCTTGAGACGCGCCGGGTCACGCTGGAGAACGTCCGTCGGGGTTGGGACGGTGAAGAGCCGGTGTCGGCGGCTGGCACCTTCACGCCGACGCTGCCGGTGACGCCCGCGTGATCGACGGCAAGGTGAAACAGATCGCGGCGATCATCGGCGCCACCACTGCGCGAAAAGTCGTCACCGGCCTAGTCGTCGGTGGGCTGGCTCTGCTTGGCGTTCATTCGGTTGATCCCGACCTAGTCAGCGGCGTGATCGCCATCGGCGCCGCCATTGTCCAGGTGGTGGCTTCGTGATCGATCCACGATCGGCAATGGATGCGTCGATGGGGGTGGGGTCTATCATCACCACCCTTGCCGTCTACGCGGGGCAGATGGCCCCGATCTTGGCGTGCATCTCGACAGCAATGGCGATCGGGTGGTTCGCGATCCGCTATTATCACCTGTTCCGCTACGGCCGGGATATCCCGCGCGGAGAGTAGCACCACGTCTTGCAAAGGCTTGCTCGTAAGCTATGTTCTGATTTCAACGATATAGGGCAAGCACTATGACTTTGAATGAAATTGCTGATCACCTGGAGAACGCGCACCGGGCGATGCAGGAAGCTGCCAATGCTGTGGCTGGTCAGCAACCTGGAGCGGTATACGAACTTTATACTGACCAAGACGAAGTCGTTCCGGACTTTAAGACGCTTGCCGAAGCGGTTCGCGCGCACGCTTAATTTTAAAATGTCCGGCAGGGTATGCCGGACATGCTGATTTTCTAAGTCATAGCGTTATGGTTTCGATGGTCCCGAGAGGCGCTTAACCGATATGCGGCAGTATCGTCCCTCCGACCAAAAATTCATGGTGATTGTCGCATGGCGCCACGACAATGGTCGTTCATAAACCGATAGCTCCGCTGGCGTTACAATAAATAGGGGTCATGTCCCCAACCATTCGAGCCGTCCTGGCTCAGCTATGCCCGCACGCAAATAGGCGTTCGCGAAATCGTCGGCCCCAAGCATTCGCCCACGATCATGTCGTGGGTCCGGTCCCTTGGTCCGAAAATTCTCGGCATCGATGTCCGCGACGACGAAACACCTTGGTGCGGCACCTTCGCCGCGCACGTAGTTTCGCACGCTGGTTTCCAGCCTCCCCAGATTGCCGTCCGCGCATCGTCTTGGGACGCTTTCGGTGAAGCGGTCAGCAAACCGTATCTCGGCGCTATCGTTCGGTTTCAGCGTCCTGGGGGCGGTCACGTCGCGTTTCTGACCGGGGTCTCCGCTGACGGTCGGCTGTTCCGCGTGTTGGGTGGAAATCAGGGCAACGCAGTCAACGAGACCTGGATCGAACGCGGCCGATGCGTCGCTATGCGATGGCCGAAAGGGGCCGCGAAGCCGATTGCGCTGGCGCCAGTGCTGGATTCAGCGGGCGCGAAGGTTTCGACGAATGAAGCCTAACGCCCCGCGCTACCGGTCGAAATTCGAAGCCCGTTGCGCCGCGCTCGTTCCTGCCGAATTCACCCATGAAGCGATCAAGCTGCCGTATCGGATCGATCATACTTATCTGCCTGACTTCGTGGATGTTGAAGGTCGGCGGATAATAGAGGCCAAGGGTCGTTTTCTCGCAGAAGACCGAAGGAAGGTTCTCGCCGTCCGCGACCAGAACCCTGGTTGGACGATCGAGATGTGGTTTCAGAACCCCCGGCTCAAGATCAGCCCTGGCAGTTCGACCACATATGCGGCTTGGTGCGACCGCAATGGGATCGCCTGGCGCCAAGGTCCGGCCTGACGCGAGTGTTAGAGCAGGCTGTAAAGGCCTGCGGCCGACGATCCGATCATAATGGCGGCCAGGAAGATCGCCTGGACTTTGAGGACTAGCGACGATCGATCGCGATCATATTGGTGATGATTCAAACGTTCGCCTTCAAAAAAAATACCCCGCCGACTTTGGCGGGGCATAGTCAAGCCAGAGAGGAGACCGACAAACGCTTTCTGCTCGCGTCTGTTCCGCGCCTATCGCATCAAGCCCAGCATGGCGGCTGCCGCATATGCGCAAAGCACTGCCAGCGCGAGGATTGTATCGGCGATCGATCGCGTTCGGTTAGTGGCATCGGTGTCGGGGCGGCGCAACGAGTGTATCTCCAACATGGGCGGGTCGGGACGAAACGACCGTTTTCGTCGATGGTTGCGCGCTAGATGATCAGGATGACGACCGCGCTGATAGCCGCGACCAGGATCGTCGCAGCCAGGACGAACGCCTCGATATCCGACTGATCGTCGCCGCTTCGACTTTGGTCGCCATCGTCGTGATGATCGTCCATCCGTTCTCTCCCTGCGTCGAAGCGATAGCATCGATCCGTGCAGCGGTCGCCATTGAAATGGTCGAGAGGGATCAATGCGCTGGGGCGGATCGGTGCTGATCGCCTCGACGAACATCATCCCGCCCAGGGCGACGGCTTCAATGGTCAGGACGGATGGCGGTCACGTTTCATCAGGCATCAGCCTTCGGATGATCATTTCATCCATGACCGCCTGCTGCTCGTAGGAGAGGTTCTCTCGGTCGGTGACCGCAGTCCAGGCCTTCATCAGTTCGTCGTCTGACATATCGGCCGCAACCGCAGCGGCCTTCAGGTGGTCTTCCATCCGCGCCTCCGATCATTACGCAGGCGGCAAATAAAATCGATCGGGCAAGATTTTTCAACCGCCTCCAGTTTGCGCTGGGTTAGAAAATCTCGCTGATGGCCTCGCGGAAATCGTTCACCGACCGCAGCAGATCGGGCTGATGAAGGTCCGGAAAGACCCTAGCGTCATCGTCCAACTGATCGTCCTTCGACCGGCGCAGATTCATCGACTTCAGTATCCTCCGTGCGACCCTTTCCAAGACCGCACCAGGCGAAGGATCGGGCGTGGGATACATGGGCAGCGGCCGGTCCAGGCCAAGGTCGGCGCGGTCCTCCGGATGGACGGTCGCGATCAGCAGGGGGAAGCCCATGGGATCGACGACGTAGGACAGATGGTCCAACGGCTCTGGCGGGCTGTCGAACAAGTTCATGATGTCGTGTCGGAGGGTGGGGGCGGGTGATTCGTCATTGTCGCGCATGACGTATTTATCGATCGACGGGTGATTCGGTTTCCCCTGGAGTTTCCCCCGGCGCCCTGTCAT